TATCCGAGGAACGGTCAAAAGAAGCGGACAAAACGGTTGAAATATTGTCAAAGTCCCCAATTGTCCCCAAGGCACAATCAAAACACCGGAATGGAGCGATTTAAATGGACGATTGTATTTTTTGTAAGACCAATCCCACTTCTTTAAAATGTACTAAAACGCGTTAAAATAGGCTTTATATTTTTTTAATATCATTTAAAACCACTTAAAAACATATGGATTGTCCCCAAAAAGTCCCCAAGAATAAAATAGAGTACATAGCATCTACTCCATAATTGGTATAGGTGCTATTTTTGTGCAAAACAAAAAAGCCCCAATCCGGTGGGGACTGAGGTTTTATGCGATAATCCCTAAAGAAAGAGAATTGCTAATTAAGCACAATACAAGCATAATACTTTATTCATAAATTGTAAACGTTTTATTTAATCACAACTAAAAAAAGCCCCCACCCAATTAATGGATAGAGGCACTCTTAGGAAGTGATATGCTATACACACATCGCCTACATATTATCACAATTTAGAATGGTTTCACACCTGCATTAATATCACGTTGAATCTGCTTCCACATTAATGATGGACGGCTTACTTTTCCATCAACTGGCGTACCTAAATTACGTTGCATAGCCCGATAAGTAATTGGGCCAAAGTAACCGTCTTGAGTAACACCTACGTGCTTCTGAATTACTCTAACAGTCGCTGATGGTTTACTAATTTTGCCATCTTGGTATCGCATACCATACAGTCGCTGTAATCCTAGGTACGTGTGATAACCTGGAATACCATCAACGGCGATCTTATTAGACTTAGCTGCCTTTTGGGTAGCGACGTGGGTCGTCTGTGAGTTGCTGATTACGGCATTCTTATCGGTGTTGGCTGTATAGTAGTTATCGTACAGCTGACTAACATCATAGCGTCCTGATAAACCTGCAAAGGCCATCGTGGAGCTGAATTGCCAAGCATGATTACCAGTATAACGATCAGTCGTGACATGATATGGGTAGTAGGCAATCCAACCAGTACCATTGACAACGGTCATCTTGGAGTTAACCCAGCTACCCATTGTGTAGATGTCACACCGATAACCGGCTTGCTGAACCACTTGGGCAAATGCTTGGTTCGCTTGGTCATTAGTTTCCTTTGACACGCCAGATTGCGCTGAACTTTCGGCATCTGTTACGATCACCGATCCAATACCTAGGCCATCAACTTGAGCCTGTTGGACCGCATGACGTGCTTCTGCTTGCGCGGTGACCACCGAATTATAGCGGGCAAAATGATACCCATTCGTATATAGTCCGGCTTGATTAGCATCACTAATGTTAGCCCGTGCTGTCGATGCATTCCACGTCTGGCCCTCACTAATCTTAACCGTGACAGCTTTGATTCCGTAGTTATTACGTAGATTAATATACTGTTGTGTTGTAAGGGCCTGCTCATTGTTATTATAATCGGACACGTCTAGCATATCGGTGCGGGCCGCCTGGGCTGTGCCACCAATCCCGATCACTACTAAAAAAGCCACCACAAATGTGATGACTAATTGTTTAATCTTATTCAATTAGGTTACCTCCTTATTGCACGTTGCTACTATTTACAGTGGCATTAGCAACCGTATTGGGGGTTAAACGAGCTACTTTAGCTTGAGCAGCGGTTAAATCAGCTTGCGCTTGTTGCAACGCTGCCTCCTTCGCCTTTGCCTGGGCATCGGCCTGTTCTTGGGCAACTTGTTGGGCTGTCTTTTGCGGATAAGCCGCTTCAATTGCTTGCTTTGATTCGGCAAATTGTTTTTCGACCACACTGGCAATGGTTGTTTCATCAGTCTTGGTGAAACCCACTTTGTTGAGTTCGGCTAGGACATAGGCGACGGCTTTAGATTTCTTGGCTTCACTCGTGAGGTAATTCGTTATCCCAGCTTGTTCGGCTAGAACAACGCCTGTTTTCGCCAACGGTTCAGCAGTTTGTAGTAAGCTAACCACTTTCTTGTTAGCTAGTACATGCTTAGTGACAAAGCCCCCAATGACAGGGACGACGATAACAAATAACGACACGAGTAAATCCGCAATATTTTGGACGTTCATAATTACATTTCCTCCTTATTTCATCAAAAAGTTCTCTACAATAAATAACGCGACCGGCAAAATAATCGCCACCCACATTGTGCGTGACCACCACTGACTATTTGATTTTAAATCCTTAATATCAGCTTCATTTTGCTTGGCTAGTGTATAAGCTTCATCGGCTTTTTTAGTGGTTTCATTGACGCCACTAGTATTAGTTTCAACCTTCACTAGGCGTTGCTGAATATCCATCAATAAATTAATCACATTTACGTCTTCTTTATCAGCCATTAGCTCACCCCTAGCACAAGACGGCAAATTCAATGTCCATGTAACCATTAGCAGCCATGTCTGCACTAGAATGATTCCGAATGGTTAAGGTGTTATTATCCCATCTGAGCCAGAAATTTTGGCTGTTCCACTCTGGAATCAAATAATTAGCGATTACCGCATGGTCTGAATCCCACCAGTCAGGTGTTGGAAATTTTAAAATTGCATAATCGGTCCCCGCTGTTAGGGCCGGTAATTTTAGGTTTCCTTGAAAAAGTAACGCCTTATAGGCTCCAATATGCACAAATTTGTAGGCGTTATTGGCGTCCTCGGCGGAAGCACCATTCAAGTAGGTAAGGCCTGAATTGGTCCATGTGCCAGAGTCTCCAGTTAAATCGTTCTTAACATCCTGAATTTGGCTGGCAAAGTCCGGTGCATTCTCAACTACACTCCAATCAGTTGCTGGTCTAATTGCGTTACCTTCTGCATCTTGTAAATATGCTTTTTTAGTATCTGCCATTTTTTAAAATTCCTTTCTTGTGTGCGACTATTTAGTGAACCATGAATTGTAAGTTTTGTTAGCACCACCAGCACCACGAACAAACAGTGCTCCATGTGAATCATAGATCCGCTGTACAGATGTGTTGGCGTTGATGTCGGTTAGTTCCAGAACACCCCAGCCACTGAACCCAGCTGGGCTATTTTGGTAAGTTCCACCGTTGAGGATGAAAGTTTTAGAACCAGTAGTAGCGTTGTCTGATGTGAGCTTGTCAAGGTCTTGACCATCAGGGAGCGTGTTATTAGATCCGCTAGCTTCTGCATCGATCGCTTCTGTGAGCCCCATGACTGCGCTAGCGTGTGTTTCGGGATAGACTTGACGAGTAATCTTGCCATCAGTCTCTGTTAATTTGATTCGTTTAACCAATTGCATCACCTTCCGTTATTGAGAGACTAGCGGTTGGCATGATAACCAATCCCTCGCCAGTATCTTTACTTGTAGTACTGAGAACTTCGCTCGATGCAATCCTGATTGGTGAACTGGTGGCGGATATATCAGTTAACCGAATGGTTTGGGCGACATCATCTAATTCGGTGCCATCTACATAGCTTGTTTTAGTTTCCTCAATGTTATCCAAATGAGCTTTCAGTGTCGGATAGGTCGTCCCATCAGAACTAAGTCGGGCATCCACCACTTCACTAGGCTGGCTAACCCCATTAATCAAGTTATTAATCCGCGCATCATAATCTGCGAAGCGGTTAGTAATGAAACTTGCTAGATATGGCGCATAACTCCGTAGTTGCGCCCAGTTATAATTTTTCTGCTCATAGGCGGACTCATCTTGAAAAGCACTTGGTTCATCTTTTAAGTCCAGTGATTTAAGCGTCGTTGTCATCGCGATCAGCTCCCTTAGCTAATTCTTCATTGAGGTGCTTATTTTGTAATTCTAAGACTGAGTTTTCTAAGGTTAATTGTGCAATCTTACCTTGCAATGACCCAATGAGTTCTTGTGCATCAATCTTCATTTTTTCGCTGTTCATTTAAATTCCTCCATATAAAAAGAGACCCTAATTATGGTCTCTACTTAGCTGCTAACTGTTGTTTTAGTGTATCTACCTGCTTAGATAATTCTTGAATTGCTAGGACTGCATATGATAGTAATGAACCATCATCACGTCCTTTTTTGTCATTTGATAAGAACTCTTCAGGTTCTTTATATTGTGGGGTATCATTCACATCATCAATAATATAACTAGCATAGTGCTTTGTTACTCTATTAGTAACATCGTCTTTAAATTGATAGTCATATATCTCGGTTTGATTAATTAGGTTCAAAGCAGTTCCTGAATCAATTTCTGAAATGTTAGTTTTGAGACTTAGCAATGATGATTGGGTGACTGACTTAACATGTAAATCAGCATTCCCACCCTTCCCCCCCGCGTTATCTAGATAAAATCCAGAACCAGAAGCCGCCTTAATATTGTTAGTGGTCATAGTAAATCCATTAAAAAGGGCTGCATTGACATTAGAAGGAGTAGTGATGGTACCATTTACCCGTAAGCCATACCCACTAGGAGGGTTGAGAGTAATGTCATTTTTATTGTTGAGTGGGAACTGTGCTACCATTCCTTGATCAACTCCGTTCAAGGACCAGTAAGCACTTGAAGAATATCCATGTATATTACCAAATTGATCAAAGTAAATCCCAGTTGCAAGATTGCGAGCACCCGTATAGTCAATCCCCCAAGGTTCTTGACCTAGGGAGTCAATCAGTGAGTTAACATCTGCGCCAAAGAATTCTAACACGGGACCAGTAGAATTACCCATGAATCTGAGTCCTGCACCGTCCATTTGGGTTTCATAATTAGTTATCGTGGTAACCGGTGTCGTCTGAGTATTATCCTGTTCGAGTGTGTATTTATACAGTCGCATTGTGCCGCGATCCCATTGGTACCCGTGATATTGCTCATCGGTTATCTTCGATGCCGTTCCCGAGTAATAGTCTTTTAGATGCAAGGACCCATCAGCCTTCAAGGCACCACCCGCCTCATAATAGTTAGCGGTTCCAGTTCCATGATCCGTGTAGAAATTAGCACCTACAGCATACAAATTCGAATCCGGTGGTAAGCCAATAGCTTTAATCTGGAACGGTACTTTGCTAGTACCCAATGCCGCGCTCCATGTGATTACAAAGCTGTACGTATAATAGCCGTAATCCAAGGCTTGCTGACTGAATGATACATGACTACCAGTTGCTGATTGCAGAACAATTTGGGTGCCTAAATATGTCCAGTCGTAGAAGTAATTAATATCCAACTTAACTAATACTCGGTCACCATTGCTAAGCTTAGAACCATCAATTGTGAATAAGGTTGGACTAGTAACATCTTTAGTGGCTGTCGTACTAGTATTGGCTGTATTAGTTGTACTCTTATTAAGTGATCCTACGGTTACATAATCGGTATAATCTAAGTCAGAAGCATAAACATCGCCGGTTTGCATGCCATCTGTATCAAGGGTGACATTATATCGAGTCAGACTATCTAGTAACGACGTATAGGTATTGCCAATATTGGAGTTAACCCCAGTCATCGTCCCTGCATTCAGCTTATCAACATTCAGATCAGTAATATATGCCCCCGGAATAAAGGCGTTTCCACTGAAAATTGTTGAATCAGTGTCTAAATATAACTTACCCTTACCAGAGGCCACCTGAATAAGAGTATTACCTCCAGCTTCTTGGTTAATCTGGGAAACCACATTACCTTTCGCAACTTTGAGATCAATATCATTCGCGAGAATAGCAACTTCGGCGTTGTAATCCGCTGTGCTAACTTTTCCATCAATCAAGTTACTTAACTGCGTCATCTTTGAATTGTAATCTGTGGTGTTAACCTTGTTTGATACCGTAGTTTGTAGCCCATCTACAGCGGCTTCTAGGTTAGTCACACTAGTAACCGAGGCGTTATCTGCCGGGTTAGGGCACCAGTCAGTTGCTACACTACCTTTTTCTAATTTAAATTCTTTGTACTGAACACCACTAGTAGCACCATTTCCTCGAATGCTTATATCAGATGCTACGCTAGATGTTAGTGGTAACGTTGCAGTAATGGTAGAGTAGCCTTCTGAGTTTGCATCTACATTATTTCCACTAAAAAATTGTTTGTTGAACCACAATTTGAGCGCTACGGGGATAGCTGTTGTATTCTTTATATAAGTCCGTATCGTTATAGTTTGACCACCAATGTTGGCAACATCAGTGGAAGAAAGTGTATAGACAAGCCCTCCTACATAAATAGTTGCGCTGTCCGGAACTGTTTTGTATTCACCACTGGTACCTGTTAATAGGTTGGTACCAACTGCACTATTATCAACCTGCGTTTGTAAGGCACTTAGATTAAGGCTAAATTTGTTAGAAGTTAAATCAATCTGATCGCTAGTCCATGTTTGGGTAGCGTAACCACCATTGTTTAATAAGCCTTGTACATCCGATGAAGTTACTTTTTGCTTAATTTCATTAGCTTGTACACTAATTGCCGCAGAGTTAGCTGTTACTGTATCTTTAAGTGTGTCTACTGCGGTCTGGTCGGCTTTTAATGCTACTTCACTCGTCGTTGAGTCAATCACAGCACTTTGACTTTTCAGAGCAGAACTATTACTAGTAGCCACAGACATTGCTGATTTAGCTTGATCAAAAGCATTGGCTGCATCTGCTTTGGCTTCATTTACAGCGCTTGAATTATCTGCAATTGCTTGGCTGTTAACCTTGCTAGATTCGATTGCGGCACTAGCTGAACTCATTGCAGCACTGGCTACGTCCTGTGCATCGGCTATCCCAACTTGTTGTTCCTCAACCTGTTTGCCAACTTTGTTGAGTGCCACTTGCATATTATTACGCTGGTTGGTGTCGCCTAAATTGATCCACTTGCCATTGACCCAAGTTTGTTGAATAGCCGTAGCGGTTTTATCTGAAATAAAGCCTGCGACATCCGAACTCGTATCTGCCATTTACTCATCTCCTTCACCGGTTGCTTCAATTGGCTTAATCCAAATGGCTCCATTTTTAATTGTGTTGGTGGTGCTGGGGTCTTCATTTCCATAAAACAACTGTGGAATGTTGCCTAGTTGTTCTCGTATTTTGTTCAATTCAGCTAGCGTGTTTCGGTTGTTCTTTTGGTGCAAGATTGAAGCCGGCAAATTATCGTACGAAATTTGTGTCTGCTGGCTCTTACTAAAGGGGTACCAAGTGAAGCTCACTACGGTTACATCAGTGGAATAGTCCATAGTCTGGATATTCAACCGAGCTTTCTCTCCCGGAATCGGCTGTTTATTACTAATCATCGTAATGGTAGTGGTAATAATTGGATCAGCTTGTAATTGAGCCAGTGCACGAGCCCTCATAGTGTCTACATCTTTGACATCATCAGCACTTAGATCAGCCATTGGGTGTAATCCCCAGTTGCTGATTGAGGTATCATCCTGTACAAAGAAAGGATCAAAATAGTAAGTTTCTGTATCTGAATCAGTGGTATCTGTATCTGAATCAGTTGTGGAAGTATCCACTGTTGCACCAATACACTTCACTTGGTTGTACACGCCGGTGGAATCAATTGCTAAATCGATTTCCGAGGTGTCATGAAGGTAATCAATCCGCTTTTGCGATTGCTTGACAAAAGCCTCCGCGGAATAAACATGAATGACTTTACCAATTGGTCGTATGATTGTGCCTGACCAAGTATCGATGATCTTACTGGTCATATCCGAGCCTGACCCATTGCCTAAATCTTGAATCTGTTGCTTATCAAAGTCTCCATGCACCGCATAGCTAAAGCCTAGGAAGTTAACTGAGCTATCGCTCAACCAATAATTAAGCACATCTTGCACGGTGTAAGTTAGGGTGCCTGTTTGCGTATTATGTTGAAAGATTCGACTGATCTCACTATTAACGTACTGAATTGCGGTGACCTGTGGTAGGTTTACACCCGTCAAAGTTGGCTGAATCTGTTTGACGACAAAAAGATCACCGTTAAAAGTGATTAAGCTTTCAATCCCTAACGCGCTAAAGCTCGGTGAGCCGTCATCGTAAGCCGTAAATTGAATCTGATTAGTCTGATTATTCTCGTACTGATAATTAAAAGTATTGGCTTCATAACAAGTCAGTGGGATTTTCTGATCGCTGTTGTGCGCTTGAATGAGGATTGTTTCGTCAAACTCGGCTTCATCATCAATTTCATCATCCACTAAAGCTGGTGCTACCGCTTCGTTAACTAAAATACAACCATGTCGCATTTTGAACTCTGGGCAAATAGTCTGTTGCCGAGTGCTCCAAGTAGTAAGGTCACCTTGATAAGCCGATTGAAAGACTAAGCCATCATTATTACTATCGTCCGCAAATAACCGAACATTATTTCCATCACGAAACATTTGGGGGCCTTCAACCCAATGACTAATGCCACTCGCTAACTGGCCGTAATATTGTGGTGTCGGCGCAAAATTGACTTTTACTCGGTCATAGGGTCCTAAATAATTATCAGATTTGTAGATGTAGTTACCAGCGGTACTTAGGTAATAAACACCATCTTGGATATAAATATCCGGATCAATATTTCTGACGTTGCCTAGTTGACCTTCATTCCATGTGATGGGCTGTGCTGGTTGGTTAACCACTCCATCGCTACTTAGATCAGCAATATACAGCTTGAAATTAGCGTCACTGCTAGTATTCGCACAATAAATAATGTGACTATTACCGACTAAATCAGTAAAGATTTCCGGTGCCCAAATAGTATTAAAATCACCTAAATTAAGATCGAGTTCTTCAAACGTCACAAAATTGGTGGTACGGTATATGCCGTAGGTACCAATAACGTAGTAGTAATCACCAATCTTTTTAACATTAATATCCCGTAAACTGCCTAACTGCTCAGTAAAATATGCAACACTATTCCAGTCCACTAAATTATCCGAGTAGGCCATTGCTGGTACTGCATTCCACACGTTCGTGGGTGTCGGATCAGCATAGAAACCAAAGTATACATAGCGGTGATTATTGATTGCGTCCAAGGGTGCCAAGCTATCAGCTCCTTTCTTGATTATTTAATATGTACGAAAAAAGAGACTGTAATAGCCTCTAATTCAGATAAATAAAGCGAAAATGGAAATCAATATCCAAATCCGCTGTACTAATTATTTTTATGTCATTGTATCCGGGCGCTAAAGTTAGATACGTGAAGTCGGTACTGTTATTGGCTAAACTGCCATTGAGATACAAGTTGACGCCGTCCCACACGAGTTGATCCGTAGCGGTTAATGTTCCGTTATATGCAACGTAGTTTCCCGTTGTTGTATTCTCAATTCTAACTTGACCAGTCGTATTCTTAACGATGACCTGTAGGTCGTGATGCTGTATTGGGTCCACGGTAATGTCTGACGCGTTGTATATCTGAAATGATCTAGTCGCGTTGTACTCATACTGTAAGGACTTATTCATGGGTAAATTCATACCCATTTGCCATAGCCCGCTATCATAGTCCATCACATCATCTGAATAGCCTAGTGAGTATTTTAAACCACTCGGATTATCGAACGGAATCGTGAACACGGCATCATTAGAACCGTCAGAAAACGGTGCAATCGTAAAATTACCCGCATAGACATATTTAACAATCGCCGGTTCAGCATCGGTTCGAATCCGATACAACCCTTTCTGTGCAAAAAACTTCGCCAGCGTATGCTTCTTCATTTTGAAATCATAGCCGTCGGCAAAGTGTAATAAAAACTTAGCGTTAACTATATTTTGTGGCCGCTGTTGAAAAGCATATGTGGCTCCGTCTAAACCGTCATCAGTGCCATAGGTATTCGTTAATAAGGGGTCACTATCATCACCTAAAAATTCTAAGCCACTGGTAATGTCCTTACAATTAACTTCAGTATCACTTCCCGGCGGTAGTAAATACATTGTTGGTTCTAACAATCAATTCCACCTCCTAGTTAAATGACTGAAAGCCAGCTAAACTTTGATCTGTTGAAGTCTGATGATAAACTGCTAACTTGTCATAACCTACAATCCCTTTAGTAGCCGTAATCTGGTCAGCGTTCAATCCAATGATGGTTTTCATCATCAGTGCCATCTGATTGACTACATTCGTCAAGTCTTCAACCTTTTGTACCAACCCTGAATCAGACGATCCCTCCACGGCTTGACGTGCTTCTTTTAATAGCACGCTGGCCCGTGAATGCTGTGCAGGATCGGTCGGAATAACGTATTCTGGTTTGTTCTGTTCAGCTAAGGTATATAATCCCTCGGCCGATACTAAGCCACCGTTTGCATACCACCCTTTTGACTTGTGGAAAGAAACAGCTTTCCCAACGCTTCCATAGCGGTCTTTGATGTAGTCGTACATCCATTTCAGTTGTGTAATGGGATTAGTCCGCCAGTCTGAACCAGAGCTGGCCATTTTTGAACCGGGAAGTGATTGTGGCAACCCATAAGCCCCTGAACTTTTATTGGTAGCGTTTGTCTTCCAACCAGACTCAACATTAACAATCCAATTCATGCCATCAAACCAGCTGGAAGGGATCCCAGCAGCAGCCATTAATTTAGCATGGTCAGCTGATGGAATTGTGCCGCCACTTGAACCGCCCAAATCATCAAATGCTTTTTTGAGTTTATTCAATGCTTGCGCAACACCGTCAGTGATCTTGTCAGTCATTCCACCAGAAAGGCCGCGTTGCTCTGGCCCAACACCCGAAACACTGTTAATGTCGAATGTGCTACTGACAATCTGTTTCAAGCTTTTAAGTGGATCAGTAATTTTTTCTAGTGCTTCCGATGCAGTATCACTAATTTTATCCCAAACGTTGGAAGCACCACTACTAACACTTTTAATGAATGAATCGATGTCGGAAGTGCCATCGGCGTAGCCAGGCAGATGATTTTTATATTGCCCATTCATCAGTTTTCTGGTGTCATTGGCATTCAAAATCTGTTCACCCGGTCTGACATCTACAAATTCAGGGCCATTAACACCTAAGAAATCAACTTGACCAGAATACGGCTTGTAACGTGCTTCTACACCAGCTTCACCGACTAATGCTTTGCTTGCTTGTGTAATAGCACCACCAGTTGAATAAGCGCCAATAGTGGCTTGCGAATATGAATAAGCAGACTTACCTGCATCAATCGTTTTTACTCCAAACGGCTTCGCAATCTTATTAAAGAAATCGGCAATTTTTGACCAAATACTCCCAGTACCTTCGCCTTGCTTCTTGTTAGCTTCCATCGAGCTATTGGCCTGGTTAACTGCATGAGTGACGACGCCTTTTGATTGCTCTCTAGCCGCGTCTTTTACTTGATCACGTTGCTTTTCAGCCTTTAAAATAGCATTTTTGCGTTGTGTTTCAGCCTTATCTGTAACGCTTTTTTCTTGATCCGAAGCATGTTGGTACGTCTGATTCAATTGATTGAGTGCTTCTTGGGTAACTCTTTGCCGTTGCTGTTTGGCATAGGAACTATTGCCCTTGTACTGACGATCCGCGGCGGCAACAGTTTCTTTGTATTGACGATCTGCAGCACTGGTAACACTTTCATATTGTTTCTTTGCGGCAGCCGATTTGTCGCTGTATTCTTTGTTAGCTAGTGTTTTGGTTTTGTCGTACTCTTTTTGCGCCGCATTAACCGCATTTTGAAGTTGTTTGTTGGAGAGCTTCCCCTTCTCATCGGTCAGCTTCTTAATGATCTTTAATTGCTTGTTAGATTCTAGCTGAATTTTGCCAGTTAAAGTGGTGTGTAATTTGGCTTCTTTAACACTTGTCTGCGTAGCGCTTTTAATCCGAAGTTTATCAAGCGCCGCTTCTTTCTTGTTTTCTTCCTTTTTGAGTGCCGTCTTCTTGTTGGCAATATCATTTTGTACTTGATATGAAGCCTTGCCGTACCGTTGTTCATCAATCGCAATCTGGTTATTCCATTTTTTACGTGTTTTACTTTCCGTAGAATTCCACTTGTTGGTTAAACTGGCTTTTTGTTGCGCATAATATTTAGCAATTGCATTTTGATCCGCATCCGACAGCTTTTCGTACTTATTGCGTTCACTGCCCTTCTTCTTAACTGCAGCTACTTGCTTAGCATACTCTGCATCCGTCATATTACCTGTCTTATGCAGTTCTTTTAGATCTGCTAAATCTTGTTTTTGCCTCTTGGAGTAATAAGATTTGTAAGTTTTTTGTAGATCATCGAGTGCTTTCTTGGTACTTTCCGTCTTAACCTTTGGAGCAGTGACTGATTTACCACTTAAAGCATGACTAAGCTTAGCAACAATGTTGCTTGCAGTTTTACTACTACCGATCTGATCACCAATCGTCGCGCCCCAAGCAGCGCCAACCGGCCCGCCAAAGGCAAAACCAATACCACCACCAATTAAAGTGCCAGCAGTCGTTCCAACCGCCTTATACTTGGCGGTAGCTTTGCCAGATGTGACAGCTTTAGTAACACTACTACCAACGTCCCAAGCAGTTAATGCAAGGCCGGCCCCTGTGACGATTCGTGTGCCAAGCGACTTACCCAGTAACGACCATTTACTACTTGACTTGCCAGCCGTCTTTTCAACATCACCGACAACGTTTGTTGCTTCGCTTACTCCAGTTTTAGCCGTTGTAGCCTTTTCCACGGTTCCTGATACAGAAGTACCACCAACATCGGCAGCCGTTTCTTTCGCAACTGCTAACTCTTGATAGGCTTTTGTTTCAATTCCTACTTGTGTTGTTTCGGCTTCTACCTGTGTGATGCTTTTACTAAATAGTCCGTGCAGTGTTTGTAAGCTATTAGCAAACTTCGCCACTTTATTAGTGACCCACATAGCCCCAAGAATTTCAGCAAACGTTTTAACTGTTCCGATATGTTCTGCCGCAAATTCACCGATTTTTAAAAAGCCACCGGCAACCTTAGCAGTCGCGGTAGCAGTTTTATTAATACTCCTTTGAAAATCTTCATCTGCAAACATTTTAGACATCTTGTTCGCAGCATCAGTCATGTATGGCAACATTTTTGAACCAAACATAATGGTCAAATTCGACCAAGCTTGCTTGAAACGTGCTTCTGATTGCTGTGCAGTTTCAGAATTTTTTTGTGCTAATGTCTGTACATAATTGCCTTTGTCGCCGGCTTTTTGGACTTTATCCGTTAACTCTGATAATTCTTTATTATTAACAGCTAAAATTTGAGCAGCTTGCATACCAGTAGCACCAAAAATTGCTTTAAATACTGCCGCCTGTTGTGCACCGCCCAGTTTTTGCGTGTGTTCTTGAATTATACTCATGATGCTTGACAGGCTCTTAAAGTTCCCATTAGCATCCTTGAAAACATTAGTTGAACTGATACCAATGCTCTTCAAAGCGCTTGTTGCTTGAGCTGATGGTTGAGCTAAACTGACAATTGTTTTACGTAGTCCAGTCCCCGCTTTATCTGCTTCGAGGCCATGATTACTAAGTTCACCCATTGCAGCACTAGTTTCAGAAAGCTTAAAGTGTGCGTTATGTGCAGTGTCACCAACGTACTCCATACCCTTTCCTAAGCTTTGAAAATCGGTTGCCGTTTGATCAGCCGCATATGCAAGTTCATTAACTGTTTTTCTAGTGTTTTTAGTCATCTTACCAGTGTTACTGGTACGCATACCAAAAGCATCAATAACCTGTGAAGACACCTTAACTACATCGCTAAATTCATCACCAGATGCAACACTTGCTTGTAGTTCGGATCGCATGGCGCCCAGTGCTTCGGCCGAAGTATAGCCACGCTTTACAAGTTCCTGATATTGCTCGGCAATTGATTGCTGCGATTTACCGTACTGCACGGAATATTTAGTGCTGTCTTTCTGCATTTGAGCAACATTTTTGGTTACTTCTGCTTGTTTTTCACCGCCAGTGATTAACAAATTCGATGTAACTTTATATTCGTTTTGCAACGATGACGCTTTCTTAGCGCCGGAAAGCATTGCTGCCCCCACAACTCCAACACCGACACTAGCCCCAATAGCGGCTGATCTAATGCTGGCGAAGCCACTTTTTACTTTGCTTGCAGTGATCGACATGGCATCACGCATTTTAACTTCTTGTGTTGTCATACCACCAACTGCATGATTTAAGCTCTTAATTTGAGCTTCGTTAGTTTTATATTCGGCAGTTAAATTATTAACGTGAATGATCTGTTTTTGGTATTCCGATGACGTTTCACCATACTCACTTTTGAGTTGGCCAAGGCGGCCTTTTTCAGCTTGCAGTTGTGCATCCATCTTTTGATGAACATCAACTAGGCCGTTTAGTTTAGCTTTTTGAGCACTCCACGTCTTACCTTCGGCTTCCAAAACAGCAACATAGCCTTGGTTAACCTTAGTTGCCATAGACGTTGCTTCTTTTAATTGAAGCACACCCGATTTTTGTAAATTAACGGCATCACTAGCACGCTTCTGTTGAGCTTCATAAGACGACAGTTGCCGATTGGATGACTGAATCTGTTTTTCTAATTTAAGATAAGCGTCAGCATCTTTTTGCGTAATATTGGTTTCTTCGGTACGCTTTGTCTTTAATTCGGTTAACTTATTATTTAGTTCATCATACTTTTGCTTATTTCCAGATAACGATGTGTCTAAACTAGACATTTCTTGACGAACTTTGGAAATTTCAGCGTTGTATTTTTCAAACGTTCGAGCGGTTTCTTGATTGACATTGATTAGTCCCCGCTGGCGTGTTTCTAATTCCGCAATTTTTTGTTTTTGGATATCAATAACGTTGCTCAGGCCGTTGTATTTTTCTTTAGCTGCGCCTAAGTAGTCTCCGGAACTTTTCAGTGCTATCTCTTGAGCTTTCCACCCACTAGTAACACCCGTAATGGCATTTTGAAGTCCTTTTAGAGAACCAACGGCTTGTACACTATCCAAACTAATTCGCGTTGCTATTTCTTCTTGTACTTTACCCATTGGTTACCCTCCTCGCATCCTTCTGTGTGCCTCACCTGATGACATAACTCGATCTTCACGTGGCTTAGCTTGCATCAGTTCCAAAAGTTCAAAGAAATCCTCTTGCCCAAATTCACTTGGTAACATGCCTGCTTCCATCAACAAATGCTGTTTAAGATATAGAAAATCTTCACGCTCATTTTTGGCTTTTACTAATTCACGCCGATAGCGTGCTAACCTTTTTTTGGGTCTTCGTCCTCATCAATCTCGGCGTCTAAAATAATTTGGGGATCATAGTCGGGGCCTTCGTTAACTCGCGAAATCAAATAATAAACAAATGCTCCCAATCCTTCCCCGTCAAGAGACTTTTGAGCCGTTTTTAACTGTTTAGCATTCAAGTCTAAAACTTCTTTGATAAAGTCAAATGCTGTATCAGTAAAGTCTTGGTCTTCTTTTTCCGCTTCAAGTGATTTTTGAGCATTTTTGAGCTGAATTTTAAGTTCTTCTAATTCTGATAATTCCTCTTGGCTATCTTCCTTATCCGATTTTTCAGCCAATTCTTGTTGCTTAGCCAATTCCAAGTTGTATTTAAGATTTTTAATGTTTGCCTCTTTCAGCTTAATACTCATTTTGCTAGCTAAATCGTGATTATAGATAGATGTAAACACCTCAATAGGCTTATCGATTCCGATCATTTTGGCATTGATAGTAATTTTTGGCATTGCTAATTCCTCCTAAATTTTATGTATACAAAAAGCCGCCATTAAGCGGCTTGAATTATGTTTGATTAATCTTATGATCCCGAACCAGTTGTACCGGTTGTACCCGTTGGCACCACGTATCCGCCAAAGACTTCTTTATACATGTCAGCTTCTGAGAATAGCTTATCAGCACCGAAAAATTGTTTATAAGCACGTTGGACACCCTTATCATCAACAAATACTGTATCGCCAAGTGGATCAAGTGCATCATATTCAAATGTCCCGTTGTAGTCGACTTCGGAATTAGTATTAGTCCCATGATTATGAGCCACTTCAATCATTTCACCATTGGCAAAGCAATCGTAAATTTTCTCACCATCAAAGTCATCCGAGCAAATCATCATTGCCACGTGTGGCTTAGTGGCTGTTGATAATACATAGCCACCCTTTCCGTCACTAACGTAGCCTTTCATAATCATTGAATATGTGTAGTCCATATCCAACATTGTCAGGGCAACGGAAGGCGTTTGCGATCCATGTGCCATTCGTTTAACTTTGTTGTTAGCATATTGTGCAGAACCTTTTTCTTCTAGCCCTGTGATATTAGCAGTAGTGGCACCTTCGGCATCACCATCGACAAGCAGCACACCATCTGTCCCTAAACCATTGGTCGTAATTAACTTGCCAGTATTATCTAGCAAAGCAAATTTTACCCAGTTAATACCTTTAAAACTTACACCAGCCATATTAGTTGGCCTCCTTTAGAGTTAAATTTTTGATAAAATAAAAGACCTTGCACCATTGCTTAGTGTCTGGGTCTTTAATCCTATTTTTTGATTGTTCAATTTGCCAACCATCTAAGTTAAATAGTTTGGCAATCGCTATTTCTACATCTTGAAAATTAATATTGGTGTTTTTGGCATAAAAAATCTGTAATTCTATCCCAATTTGCCAGCCTTTAAACGTCTGATTAGCGTAGTAAGCTGGTTCATTGGCGTATTCCGTAATGAGAACGTCTGTTTTATTAGTATCGTCAACCACATTTTCAGGAAAAGCTCCCCGATAAACATTGTTGATCCAGCTATAACTAGCTGATTTAATCAGATTACTAGCTTGAACCACTGACAGTTCCACTAGTTACCACCCCCTTTTAACCGATCATAAGTTGCCTTTTCAGCAGCAAATATTTCTGCTTCCGAGCTTTTCCGTGCATTATCGACAAAATGGGTAGCTGGCATTTTCTTCGTACCATCATTTAAGAATCTAGCAATGTATGCTTTTTCGCCAAACCCAACTACGCTGTTACCATTCTTATGACCGCCAATGTCAGTGTCTTGAAACGTCACGGTATCTCGTAAATGCTCATACTTTTTATCATCATGATCTGATCGAGGGGTCACTTTCCGCAAATTATTAGCCAAAACTGCGGCCCCAGCCGCAGTAATTGTCTGCGATTCTTTTGTTGAAGGAACACGGTCGCCAATTTGTTTAAACCATTTGTCTAACTGATCTTGCAACGGGTCCATGATTTACACTCCTTTTTGTAATTTCAAAGTAACTAAATCATAATCAATCGGCTTACCGGTGGTACCTTTAGAAATATCCACGATATCATAAACATCTTCTGAATTTTTAAACTGTGCTTTTAGTGCTTTATCTACTTTATCAGTGGATCGGATCGCAATGATGATGGTATTGGCTAAATCAGTACCATTAACTTGATAATTTTGCGTTTGTGTTCGCTGATAATTGGCATAATGTTTAGTGAACTGTGCCAAAAATTTAGTGTCATAATCACCTATATTATCATTTTCAACACTGTCTACTGTCCCAAAGCTAACTACTTTGCGTAGTCGCTGAACTGCTATTTGCACTATAAGCACCTCTAATCTTCCAGCGAATGCCGTTAATCATGTACTGATAACTAGGTGGATAGGCAATTTTTTGTTCGCCTAGATTCCCCCGGTTATAGTAAGTGAAATCTACTAATGTTTTCACGGCTTGATTAAACAGTTTGTATTCTCGATATTTTTCTAATTCAATGTTGTCATCGATTGATCCTTGAATATCGGTTTCGGCTACGTCAATTAATGATTGAAGTACATCTGCATCTTCATCGCTATCTAAGTTCAAATAAGCCTGCATATCTGCTACCGATACTGCATCATTATCAGTCAAACAATCGCCTCCAATCATAGCCGCCAGCTACGCTTACTGTTTATTTTTTAGGCGACATTTTGTTCAGTTAATTTCCAGAAGTTCCGGTTGATGTGGTTGATGTATCAGAATTAGTTACAAAATACCCTGCGGCCGTATCGGCTTGTTCTACCCCAAAACGGAAGGCAGCCCCAAGATAGCGGCCATAAATTTTGCTTTCGTCCCATGCCAACGTAACTTGTTGGCGATCAGTAAACAGCACACCACGCTTTAAGTCACCAATAAAGGCCTTTTGATCACCTGCAGCTGATCCTAGCAACATGTCACCAACTACATAGACTGGCACGCCGAGTAGTGTTCCTTTAGCCGTGCCATCAGTAATTGAATCACTAGCATCATGTAATAAATACCGGCCGTTTTTGTCCTTTAAAGTGTCTAGTGTGTTGAATAGGGATTGAGTCACCACAAGAGCCTTACTGTAAGCCGGGTCAAGATCAACGTTTAAAATATGCTTCAAATCATCAACCAGCGTGTCGGTGGTTGTGGCTTTGGCTGTAAATGCTTGCAAGACTGGAGCAATCATTGCGTTATAAGTATTTACTGATTTTTCGTGAATAGATTGACCGACTAAAGCAGTCAAATCAACTAGTGAATCAGCAATTGCTTCTTCTGAGAGTGGGATTGCACCACGATAAGTCTTTACTGACCAATCAACATCGGTAAATTCGGGTTCAGCTAAAGATGGGTTTTCAGCTAGTTCAGCAACTGAACTAAACCGGTCAGTAGCACGTTTTAAGATTGGGTAAGTTCCTTTTGGCGTAGTAACTGGCGTTTTAGTAACCAAAGTTGACAAATCCACTACAGAATTAACTTCTGCGGTGGGATCGTAAATGATCTGTTCCGGAATCAATACGCCCGCTTCTGTAGATGTAACCTGCTGGCTTGCAGCATCCACTACCTTCCCACGTGAATGAATGAAATCATTAATTGCCTTCTTAGCTTTATCCAAGGGCTTCGTCGGTGTAAGATTTTTACCTGGTTCTGTTGGCTTTGCATTATTGTTCGTTGGCTTATTCTTTTCTTCTGCTTCGAGTTCCTTCAATTGATCGTTAATTGCATCACGGCGTGCTTTCTTAGCCGTCAATTCATCTTTAATTTTAGTAAAATCCTCCGGTTTAGCAGAATCATCTTGCAACTTTGCACTTAATTGTGCGTTCAAGTCTGAACATTTAGCGCTAACCTCGTTAAATAATGCTTGTAGTTGTTCTTTAGTCATTGGTGTTTTCATCCTTTCCATAAAAAATAGCCATCTTAGCTTGCACGAGTTTTTCGTGTTCACTAATCTGACTAGTTGTATTTTTCAATTTTTGGTTTTCTGAAATTAAATCTTTAATCTTAGTAATAGAATGATGATTAACTAACGGTGGCTTAGCTAAATTGGTGACGGGCTCAAAGCTCATAACTTCATCAACTAACCCTAAATCGATGGCATCTTGGGCAGATAACCACGATTCTTTATCCATCAACCCTAAAAATTCATCAACCGGGCGACCTGTTTTATCAGCATAGATCGCTGCAATGCTTTGATTGACTGTTTGTAGCATATTTGATGCACGATCCATATCATGGTAATTGCCCTCAGCACCACTAGCAGCATTGTGGATCATCATTCTAGCACCGGGTGATATTTGTACCTTGCCAGCTCCCATCGCCACAATGGTTGCGGCTGAATAGGCGTTAGCCGAAATTTGTGCTGTAACATCACCCGAATAGTTTTTTAAAGCTGTGTAAATTTCCGTAGCTGGATCAACTTCACCACCATTTGAAGCAATATCTAGTGTTACTGGAGACCCGTCGTCTGGCAAACTGTCGAGCACATCTTGAGGCGAAACAACGGTCATTCCTAGAAAGTCACGATAAATCGGTGCATCATCATCATTGGTAACCATACCTTTAACTGGGATTGTAACCATATTGTTCTCACCTCCTTTCACTATGAATTATTTTTTTCTGGTGCTACATATTTGGGCAAATTATCCGGTAGGTAACCTTCTCGTTTTAAGACAAACTGAATTTGTTCTGGTGACAAGGCGTCAAACTGAGACAGTTGGTTCATTTGCTTAATTAGTGTTGAATCATCAACATCTAACATGCTCTTAATGTCTAGTTCCAAGTCAGGAGCATTAAATTTTAGCCTTAGTTCATCAATAATCGGGCCCACGTATGTATTTAGATTTGACAAATACAAGGCCTTAATTTGCTCGCTATTGCTATGCTGGCTTTCAGTAGATGATCCACCACCTAACATGTCACTTGGCACTCCAAATGCCGTCGCAATTCGATCAGCGGAGTATGAAGCATTTTCATTCAATGCCTTGAACACATCTGTTTTCATTTCGTAGGCTTCGTAGTCTAAAAAATCAGGAAGCACCATTAAACGACCAGAGTTGTCGCCACCGTTAGCTTTCTCAAAAGCTTCTCGTGCTTGCTCTAAGTCATTAGGATTATCACTGTTGTAATTGGCTACTTTCAGTTTGCCGGCTGAATTAATCTGATTATTCAATGTGTTCAAATTGCTATCAGTCGTCTTCTGATCAATTGTCAACGACGTTTGCAAACTTTCTAGTGGTGATCGACCAATTAAATAACGATATTCAGGATCCGGCATCAGCCGAAAATGTAACATTTTATCTTGGCTAATTTTCATCTCGGGACGGTTATTGTTTTCCATTACCGTATACGTAATACCCGTGTTACCCGGTAAATAATTAATTTGCACATCAGATGGTGGCACATGTTCGAGATTCGTTGATGAAAGTGGAATATAATCATTGCCTGACAAGCACAACTGTATTAAAACACCTTGCCAAAATGAAAACCGGCTAATGAGGTTAGATGGCCTCTCTAGTCGGTTTAAAGCAGCTGTATTTTCAGTTTTAAAATGAGCTGATGCAATATCACTAGAAATGCGGTTAATTACACTGTAAATATTGACGTTTTTTAACGCACCACCCGCATCAACGTAGCTAATAGGAATTCCGCCCACACTGGTATTAAAACTCAATAATCCAGGGGAGCTTGGGTAAACCATATTAGTAAGTTTCGGTTTATGATAATTTTTGGGGGTAAGTAGTCCCATTCAATCACCCCATTTCCTTTTCAGTGAGATAAGCGATGGTAATTAAAATGATACCCAATGCCAAATATCCCAAAATTAGATTAAATAAAAAGGCACTGTATGCAACCAGCGCCATGCCCATGATAAATAAAATCGGTGTAAACCAATTTTTGATTAGTTCTACAAATTTTTTTGCCATAATTAACACCTCCTATCCGCCGAAAACCGCGTCCCAGAATTTATTTTTGTTATCCGAGCTCATATCATTGAGTGGGTTGTAATTTTCATCATGATAGTCTTCAAAATACTCACGGATATTGTATGCGGCATTAATTAACGCGTCTGCCGTATCAATATGCGTACTGGTACGATTTTGACGATCGATTTTGATTGCGCCACCCCGATCTTCAACCAAAACGGCATTGTTTAAACCGTCAATTAATAGTGGGTCATCAATGATTTTGACATCACCATTAATAAATCTAGTTTGAAAAAACTTCGTTGAATCTGATAATTGATAAGATGTTGGGCTAACGGTTGCAATAGTCCAATCCTTATTATAATTTTCAACTTTGGCTACAAACCAGCGGGCTAAATTAGGATCAGCGACTACTCTTTTTACTTTTAAATTATTTTTCTCAACAAATTCCACTAACCATTGATAAACTTGTTCTTCGTCAATAACACCACTTGGCAAATCGGTGATTTCACAAATACCTTTGCTTTGCAATGCTTCATAATTCAATCCGTCTTGTTTGGATTTAGCCTGTAAACTCTTGGCTTGAGCAAACGGAATAAAACTATACTGCATGGCATAATATTTATGCTTGTTCCCCTCCACATACGGAAACATAAAGCCAAATGATGTATTATCGTTTGTTTGACTCGCATCAAAACCAATAAATACATCGTGATCACGAATATCAAACCGATCAATGATACTATTCTGAATATTGCTTAACGATAGAAAACTATTCTGAAACCGACGTGACCACAAGTTAAGGTTCTTATTAACAAATGATTCCAGTGTTCCTTCGCGTTCATCTTTGTCCCTAGATTCAATCATTGATGCTAGCAAAGTTTGCGCTTTTTCCTTCGGATATCCGTCAAGTAAGGGATTGGACTTTGCCCATGTCTCAGGCTCAAATACTTCATCTTCGCTGTCTTGACAATAAAGCACTTGAAAAGTTTCGTCGCCATCGCGTTTGAAGTCTTGCTCAAGTAATGTTCGCATAACGTCCTGATCATTTTTAAATTTAACTTTAATGTCGGGATAGGCCGTTGAAATCTGAACAAACATGCGATTATTAATATCACCTTGGCCAGTCGAGATCTGCTTTAAAGTTTCATTCAATGCTGGTCTCAAATTTCCAATTTCATCATACACAGCAATCGCATTATGGAATGAGTCAAACCCACCACCCTGTGATGAACCCTTACGAATCGTATTTTTATTTTCACGACCAATAATTTGATACGACTGTACACTTACATCATTTTCTTTGACCCAATCTTTGAAATCATCTAGTTTAACCAACTTTTTAGCTTGAATAGCCACATCGTTAAAGAGTTTCGTTGCGTGTTCATTGTCATAACTGGCAATGAGCAAATCTTGTGAAGACGCTTGCCGACACACGACGAAATAGTAAAAGTTAATCAGCATTGAAGCAATCCACGTCTTACCTTGTGCACGTGCAATGGAAATAATGGCTGTAGTGTAGCGTGTTCCTTTATTGGGCTTCCGCCAGCCAATCAAACTATCTAAAATGAATGATTGCCATAATTGTGGTTCAATTTTTTCATGTAGCTTTTCAGGGTTTGGCAGCATACGTGTGAAATATTCGATTGCGTTAACCATATTCAAGTCATAATGATATGGAAAATCTTCATCACCGATGCGCTTTAAATCATTTAAATGACGCACACATGCCAGTTGAGTGTCCCGTCCGGTCATGAACTCATCTGTAAAGATAACTTGATAGGCATATTTTGTGGCAGGATCACTATATTTTGACAAAATATTATCGTATTCAGTTTTAAATGTGCTCATATACTCTTTAATATTTTGAACACCCGTAAAATCAAATTTCTGAACCAAATCCTGCTTCCTCCAATGGACTATTGCTCTGCTTTTCAGGTGGTTCTTTAATTGTTATTTGGCGTAAACCAGAATCAAATGACAACCCCAGCGAAAAGCCTAACGATTTTAAATTTTTGATACACGAATCTAATTGAATAGCTTGCGGTGCACGCTTAATTGGATTTCCATCTCCATCTTTAAGCCAAACACCGTATTCTCCAATTGCATCTTCACATTTCAAGTAAAGATCGTATGTAGTGCAGTACATTTCTAAATTAGCCTGATCAATATATTTCAAATATCCTGCTTTTTGAATTTCAGAATACAAATTTTTGTAGAGTGTCTTAGCAGCTACTGATAAATGATTCGGTGGGGTAACCTGGATAGGCTTTAACTCGTCACTATTTTGTTTTTCACCAATCTTGGTCACCTTATGACTCTTTATAATTTTAAAATCTTGCTTTTCCAATTAAATCACCTCCTTTTTCCAAAATCAGGTGCGATTTGAGGTACCCTTTTTAGGCTGTAACCATTGATACTATGCGATTTCGTTCCCAATTTGGGATTTTTTCAAAAATGCTCGCACAAAAGATGGACGGCTCATGTGTGAGCTTTCCCTCAAGCAACATAGGCCCCCCCTCTTTTATATCTTAAAATCTTTTTAAGGTAGTTGACCGTATTTTTTCAAAGACGCTTAAATCGCCTAATATGAGCTTTAAACTGCATCCTATTATTTCTCGTGCTTCATGATCCACGCTGTCACTTTGTCCCTGTCCCATTGCTTGCTAACATCAAGGTTTTCAATCAACGACTGTGACTGATAGAGTTCATCTTCAAGTTGTCCTTTCCAGTAGTGGCATCGTTTGCAGATCACCCATAGGTTGTTGACCTCCAACTGCTTACGTCGATCCACACGTCTAGGTACAATATGATCTGTCACTAAGTAGCCTGGCTTGTCATAGGTATGACCACAGCATGCACATGTAAAGTAGGCTTGCTCTTTAAGCCATCTACTTAGCTTCTTCCATTGCTTTGACTGGTAGAATGTATTAGCTTCTTTGTCACGCTTATACCGATTGTATGATTGATAAGATGTGCGACGCTTATGCTTAGTAAGTCTGCTGTAAGTTCCATGATATAAGTTGGAGTGTTGGCTGCAGTATGGGTTGGACTGATCATATGGTATCTCGTGGTAACAACCCGCTTTGCGGCATATGCGTACTCTAGGCATTCTCACCATCCTCCTTATTCCGCGTTTTTATTTCATGTTTTCTATGCAAACTAAAAGCGCCATGCTGTTTAGCACGACGCTCTCGTTCATATCTTCTGTCAATTCCAGCAATCACGTCATGCTCATACTGGCAACTGACCAATCCATAATCTGTGCGCTTAGCTCTTGATGTCATATTGAACAGTCCTTTCTATGTAACCGTCAGCGCGCTTGACGGATGTTGATGCAACTATAAAAAGCCAGCAGTGCTGCACGCTTATGTTTATTGTTATTCCGCTGCACGTTAGTTTTTTATGTACAAAAAAAGCCGACTTGGTAGCCGACTTGGAAAATATTTTCCGCTCACTTATTTAACGACGCTGATTATGACGTCTCATATATATGTACGCAAGCTCTAAACCTCTAAGCTGCTTGCACCGTAGTCAACAAAAATAACGGGTCGATATCCCGATTGACTTCACACTGTCAATTGCGACTTGCTTTTTGATACACCATTTTGCTCTATCGAAGCGCAGGTTATTAAGGGGACATGCGTTAGCCAAAAAAGATGTATTGAAAAGGCTAACTTCTTCATCATTGAGTATTGAGTGCCAATCTGCTTGTCGTCTCCGAAGATTTTTCCGTAGCTGTAAGAGCAGTCCCAACAGCATCACAGTATCAATAGTTTAATGTCATTTCGGACAACCACCCGAGTAGGAGTCGAACCTACATACCATCGTTAAGAATTCCCAAAGTCCCACGTTCATTTTACTTGGGAAATTCCGGCTAGAACAAACGTGGGCTTGCTTCTAGTCCTCCGAAGGTAACGCCAGCATTCCGTAATCGGGTAATAAAGCTGATAACGGAGCTACCCGGTTGCTAGCTTAATCTTTCTATGTTACTAATTTACACCCTTTTTTAAGGCAAATAGTCCGATCATACTCCGATGTTTGTCCGACAAAACTCCGATAAAACTCCGATTTTTATTTGTATGCTTTAATATCATCGTACATAAATGCCTCCGAAAACTCCATTAATGCCTTGGGTTTAACGTAATTATAAAACTGTGATTTCTGGTACCCAATCGTCATATAGACCATTGTGTCGCTCATTTTTTGCAAATATAACATATCTAATACTTGCTCACTAGTAGCACTGCAAGCATGGATCGCTTTGATAGACGCAACTATAATTTCATGAGCTGTAAGTCTCTGAACAATTCTGTCTTCCTGTGAATTGCCTCTACTAGGAGCTTTAGGCATGCCGTCCATTGAGGATGCCTTTATTAATGATTCCCCAGCTATTCTTTCTAACCGAGGCAATTCATCTTTCAACAATCGTTTTACGTTTCTTTGCGTCTTCTCTTTGTCGATGTGGCTAGAAAAAATCGTTTGTTGTTCAAATAGTCCCAATTCTGACACCCCTTATATGGTATAATTTAGTTGACTTATAAATTATATTAATAATAAGTGTCATCTCCGCGCTCATCGTTTGGTGAGCGTTTTTTAGTGTCCATTTATAAAATTGATCACCCATGTGGTATGAAAAAAGATCAAGTAGATGACAATTCCAATGCAGCCGATCACAATTCCATACCCAATAATGCCAATAATGGCCGTTTTAATCTTCTCCCACATGATCTACTCCAATCTCATCAACCGTGAATCGGTCTACGTTAATTAGATATTTTTTCCCGTCGTCCCAATAAACATAATAAGCATATTTATCCGCAAGTGATCTATCAAAACTGACCACATTCCCCTGGTAGCCGTTTATGCGCATACAACTTTCAACAATCCTTCTCTCATCTGGCATTATTGATCACTCCCTTCAATTCTTAGCCCAGTAACCTGCACTTTGCCATGAATTCGAACACTATACTCTTCGGCTAGTTTCTTATCCGTAAAGGCCTTGATTGGCTGATCAGTGTAAACAACATAAATTGTGGATTCATCTGTCATTACGTGCTCCTCTGGGTCTCATTATTTCATAACTAATTGCTGTTGCAGCTTGAATCAACATAATGAGTTTTTCTTCGAATTCTTTAACATCTTTGAAGTTAATACATAACTCATCTTTATCCATATAGCAAAAATAATGCTTGGCTATTCGATTGCATAACTCATCTACTTCCTGATTATCTTCCTCGAAGCCATTAAGGACAAACTCATTTCGCATATAGCCATCATCTGAAATTGAATTATTATCAAGGTCCACATAAAACACCATATTATCGTTAATATGATCCAATGCCACCGTATCAATACGCAATATTCTAGGTTTTTCTGTCAAAACATTTTCAGCATAAAATTTAAATCGTCTCATTTATCATAGCCCCCAATTTTATACGGTCGTAAGCTTTGCACGTCTAGTGTGGTCTTAGCATGTTCCTTGGTATGTTGCGCCATGCGCCGCT